AGTTGCTTCCTCATTAGTTGCAGTCATAGCAATCATGGTGAGGGTCAAACCAAGTCGGTATTCTCGACCTACAGTTTCAGCAACCAGATACGGTGAACTCGGAGACATAATCACAATAGGTGGAACTATACGTTCTGGAACATAGTCCAAAACCTCTATCCCTGCATTCTGCAAGTCAAGAGCGAGCTCTGCCTTAGTTGCGGTTAGTTCGTTGGTCACAGTCCAGGTCCTGTAAACGGTAGTAGCATCTCTCGAGCTGCATTCATCGGGTCTTTCGCAATGCGAACAGTAGTCCCAAGGTCAGCGAACTGAGCGACACCATTTGGAGCAGAGCGACGGTGGAACAGTTCAGATGCACATGACAACACTGCTGAATCCAGAACATCACCTGGCACACGGGACGAACCCACGAACTTGGCGACCATCTGGTTAGCAGATGCTAAACATGAATCTACGAATGTAGAGACCTCTTTAGTCCCAACATACGATCTAAACTGCTCCACCGTTACTGCCATGAGTTATTAGGCTCCAGTGTTGATCTTGACGATTGCACCCTCAAACGGCACAGCGAAAGCTGCATAACCGTAAACAGAGTAGAAGTCAGACAAGGTAGTTGCATCAGTTGTTGATAGACGTGCAGGGTTGCCAGCAGACTCGTAGGTTGTTAGAGCCAATGAGTTAGCGATGTAAGCAGTCTTAGCCGATAGAGCAGGGTCTACAACGATTGGCAAGCCGAATACTGAACCACGAAGTCCAGGAATGTCAGCAGATCCAATGTTGTTAACTCCAGCACCATCCTGTAGAACTACTGGACGGCCAGCACTGTCCACAATACCAACTAGACGCTTGTAAGCAGTTACACCAGCAACAATGAACTCAGGTGATAGACCTGTGTTTGTGTAAATGTATGCAGATGCGTCAGCAATGGCACCGGCAACAGCAGCTGCAGTTAGAGCAGATGCGTCTACAACCTTGTCGCCACTGAATGTTAGAGCAGCAATAGTAGCAATAAACTCAGTGTTCATTTTCTTTGCGTAAGCCAAAGACATTGCCTGGAATGCTACGTCAAGGTAGTTCACAGTTGAACGCTCAACAGCTTGCTTGCTCAACTTCACATAACCACCATAAGTGTTTACTGAAACTGAAACAGTGCTTAGAGAAATGTCACCATTAGATACAGCTGCGTTTTCTGCAGACTGCTTACCAATAGCAACAGTATTGGTGTTAATCTTTGCGTATTCAACGCTTAGACCAGTAGCAGGTAGAGCACTCATGCTGAAAGCAGCAAGAGTTGGACGACCTGAGTTGATTAGGCTGTTTACAAAGCCTACGAATGCAGGACGTAGAGCAACGTCTGCTGATGTAGCTGCACGGAACAGTTCAACAGCATCGCTGTCGCCTGAGACTAGTGCCTTTGCGTATTCACCCTGAGAGCGGAACTTGCCCTCGGTTGAAACGCTGATTGCTGGAGTCTTTACCAATTCAAGTTCTCTGCGGATTTCAGCCACTTCGTCTTGAACAGCACGGACGTCCAATTCCATGTTTTCAGACATGTTGGTTTCCTTTGTTCGGATTGAATCCGCTACCACCTCGGCAACGGTTGATTCCTCACGAACCTCGGCGACATTAGCACCTTGGAATGCGGGAAAACTAACTAGTGAAACCTCTTTGAGATCCACTAAAGTTCTGGTTACTAGAGAACCCTCTCTAGTCTGTTCTAGAGGCATAAAGCCAACTGAGAACTTGTTAATCACACCATCCTTGAGGAGAGTGTAAGCCTCTTGCCCTCTAGGAGTGTCGCTAATCATGGCACGGATTTCAAACCCTGCCTCAGTGTCTCTACCCTCAAGAATCTTGCCGATAGGCTCTGAGTGTTGCCAGAACAGTTTGACATCCTCGACTGAACGGATAGCACCTGGAGCGAACTTCTCCTGGTATGCACCAATGTCAGCGACCTGACCATAAGGCACAGCGATACCAACTACTTCTCTAGTGTCAGCTTCAAGTCTTACCTCAAAACTTCTTACTTCTAATTCGGTCATGCCAGACCCTCTTTCCTTCTAACTTCATCAGTTGTCATGAACCCTGCACGGATGGCAGTCTCATACATGTTGAAACGATTAGCCATGTCAGCTTTGAACAGACCCTCAAAATTGAACTCAGCTCTAGTGCCTCTAGGCAGACACTCACTCAAAGCGTCAGAGATTGCATCGGTGTAAGCCATGATGGTGTGACGGTAGAACACTTGGTTCTCGTCTTGCAGGTTGGTGTAAGTATCACTAGATCCATCAACACCAGTTAGCAATAGCCTTGCTGGAACACCGAATAGTCTGGCAATAGCCTGAACCTGCTGAATCTGCACGTCAGTAAACATTGCATCTCTAGGGTTTAGTTGGACAGTCTGCCATTCAAAGCCCTGACCTAAAACCGCGACTTTACGCTCAGACTGCTTGGCATGCCATCTCTCAGTAATCTCGTTCGCATCTTCCGAACTAATCGGCTTATCGCTCTTGAGGATACCGGTCGGAATACCGGCTTGCCCAAACCAGTTAGCTGCATAGTTTCGTAAATCGAGAGCTGCAGAGATGTCTTTGTTGCAAGCGTCAATAGGACCAAGTGAACGGAGATACCCAGCTCTAGGGAATAACTTTAGATGCTGAATGTCAGTTGTAGTTGTCTTGACTACGTTCTGGTCAGTTACCTGATAGTCATAGTAAACCTTGCCATCTGGCTCTGAACGAATAGTCACAGCGTTCGATGGAATCAACGTCAAGTTATTTACTGCACCATTAGAGCCATAAGACTTCAACCAGAATGCATTACCGTCAAGTGCCAGGGAGACCACAGTCTCAAACAAGAAATTACGGCGAGTGTCAATGTAGTTAGGTTTGTTTACCAGAACTGGATTCTCAATTGGAACTTCAATACCGGTCGCATAGCGAAAAGTATTCAAAGGCATTTTAGAGATTGGTGTAGCGATGATCTGTATAGACCTGTAAACCGCTGTAAGAGTTAGAGCTTGATTCTCGCCAACAGAGTAGTCAGAGCGGGTAGGCCAAACTGGAGTAGTCGCACGCTTTTCACGGTCTCTACCCAAAAGCCTGTCAATTATGCTTGCCATTGCTCGAAACCTATACCACGCTTATGACAAAGTCAAAACACTTGCAATTCAAAGTTCTGGTGTGTCGCACTAACATAAAGTGCCATAACCGTTGCCATCAGAGCGTCAATGTCTCCGAGAGAATCACGCCTCGAAATGAACCAAGTTTCACCAGCGTATTTAGCAATACCTTTAGGTGACTGTAACTGAAGTAATGGATCATTACGGTGTTTGACACTACCAGCCGTGAACATCGCATAGACCGTCGAGCAAGCCGAACTAATCTCTTTAGTCCACAACTGCCAGACTGGTAGTCCATCCATCTTTAGACGTTTCGCCAAGTTAGGCATTTGTCTGTCATCTATCGCAATACCTTGAATGTTTCCCCTGGCATACAAGTCTCGGAGTGTCAGATAAAGTTGCTGTTCAGTCGCACCAGCGAACCCCTGCACTAACTCAGTTTCATAACTGCCATCATCACACTTTCGAGCAGCTGCAATAGTTGCATACTCCCAATTCTTAGTTCTATCAACAGCAAGAATTACATTCTCTTGAACAGTGATACCATCTCCAGCACTTCGAGCGAAAACATCAGATGGCAACCATGACTGAGCTGTGCCCTGAATGAACTGGTTTAGTCGATACCGTCTAGCCTCATGTTCGGGGATGGAACGAATGTCTGAGAGCACAGTATTGAGATCTAAACGTTTAGCGTCAATAGATGGATTCGCTCTCTTGAGAGCAGTAGGGTCATCAACCTGAGAACCCTCTGGTGCTTGCCAACAAAAGAATCCAAAACGTTCTAAGTCCTCGTCGCCCTGAGCAGCTGCAGTTCCAAGTTTGTAAAGGTCTAATAGGGTCTCACTTGACTGGTCTCCAGCGGTAGTAATACCAATAACCATGCCGTCTTTCTTTTGAGCCGTTCCTAAAACAGCTGCAGACCACATACCCTTTTTGGCGAGGTGCAATTCATCGAACAAACAAAGAGACATCGGGATTCCCTGAAGTGCAGATTCTTTAGCAGCTTTGACATCGTAACGACCAGAACCATCCAGCGTAGTGATACCTCGTTGCTCTGTCGCTTTCTTAAAACGTTTCTTGAGATACTCATTGTTCTGGATGGTGAACAGCACTCGACTATAAATAATTCTCGCTTGGTCAGTTGATGATGCCAGTGAAATAACATTTGCACCCTGCTGATGGAGCAACAGTCCATAGACACCTAGAATCGCACCTAACAAAGATTTACCATTCTGGCGACCCATACTCACAACCACCTGACGGTAACGAAGTTGTCCAGGATACTTAGGATGATTCGGTGGATACCGCTCCAGCACGTGCCTCAGCAACCACTTCTGCCATTCATCTAATTCGAGACCATCCGGTTGCTCAGGTGACTTCCACGCCAACTTGACTAACTCAATGAGCTTGTCTCCGTCAGTAAAGAATTGCCCTCTCGTCTTAGCTAATGGCTTAGTCCAGATTGCTGGCAGTCGGACACCATGAACTAAGTCTCTGCTCATCGCTTTAGTAGAGCGTCTAATGGATCAGCGGAATCCGTGTCACCAATAGAACGCTTTAATTCCAGATAAGTTTTACGAAGTTCTGCAGCTGTGCTCGTATTCGCTTTAGCGTCAAAGTCCTCAGCCAGCGACAAACAGATTCGAGCAAGAATCTCCTGGTCTAACGTCAGCTTGATTTCAAGCAACCATCGTTCTAATGCAACCTTTACCATCTCAGTTCCTCTCCACTGGATAATCTAGCCATTCCGTCTTAATCC